TTAATGGCCTGAATAGTTGCTGAACGACCATCAAGTGCAGCATAGTCGCCCCATACGGTAGCTCCGCCCGGGAACTGGAGACGCACTTCTTGGCCCACCGTATAGCCATGTAGAACTGACATATACAAATGGCACTGAACTTGACTGGAAACAAACGTAATAAAGCGACGACGTGGATAAAAGATAGGATCAAAGGGGATCTGTCTCCAGAATCCAGCAGTTGAAGCTGTTGAGTTTGTTAAGTTAATGTTACCAATCGTGAAGGTAGCACCGACAGCGCTTACGCTGAAGTCCATACCACCGATTTGTCCTTGGTTATCAAGGTTATCAAAGCGAACAATGTCGCCGACACTCAAGCCATGACCAGCTGAGGTACCCACTGGAGGGCTAGCTGCTGTCATAGCGGTTAAGGCCGAGCGAGCGCTTGGCGTGATTACTGAAGAATCAACACGTGTAAAACCTACACCAGCGGCAAGCTGAGTTGGAACTAATGCTCCGATAGTAGCTTCTTTTGTATAAAGTAAGCCACGACCATCAGTCATTCCGAGTTGGAAATAAAACTCACCTCCATCACCAGCACCCGCTGCTTGAAGGACCGTTTCATTATAAACTCGCATCCAATCCCAGTCTGAACGCAATGCTATTGTTCTTGCGTTTCCATCAGCAGTAAATCTGCCTTGTAAAAGTACGGTATCAAAAGCCATGATTTACTCCTTATGCTAGCGTAGAACGCAGGTTAATGATCCAAAGATCGTTAGTAATACGAGGCACTTGGGCCATCTTCCAACCTACAGAAGCATTCAGGGCTAATGGACCATCATAAATAGGTGGTCTATAGATGAAGCTAGCGGAATAACCATCCTGCTCAATAATGGCGTACGCTTCCATTCCTACGCAGAAAATACCGAATACATCAGCATTATTAGCTGATCCATTGGTAGTAACTGATCCAATTGAGGATACGAGGAAACGAAGGTTACCGATTGAGCCCCACTCTGAACGCAATGCATTCATCGGGGATGGATATTGGTTTTTGTGGATAAACCCAGCAACGTTATCTAGATCTCCAGTCAACTGCGTTGAGCAGAGAGCAAAATAAGCGTCACGAACGGGCGCCGTACCGAACTTATCTTCACCTTCGATGTTATCAAGGATGGTATACGCATCTGCATCGAGCAAAGTACGCACAACTACATCAACATCGGCACGAGATAATTCCGTAGGCATATCGCCGTTTACACCAGCTACACAGTTGATGAATCCTGCCGTAGATGCAAGCATGTTACGTGTAAGTTCATCTTCTGTCTGGCGTAGCGATACACCCAAACGAGCAGCCGCTTCATTCAAGACCATTCTGTTACTTTGATGACCTATCGCTAGGCGGGGAAACCTCTTCGGGTCTCCCTCTCCTGGTTTCCTCAGGAGGTCAGACTTTCGCACACCTCTTGCGAGGTCCATCTCGTTAAGTCGTTCACGCTGCTCACGCTTGCGCCCTGTCGCCATAGCTCTCGCCGTAGGCTTCCAAGTCAATTAGAGATAGTTTACCGACCCCATACTTTTTAGGGTCCTGATTTTGCAATGTAACTTGCTCGTTAAGTTGTATATATTGCTTGCTATTACTTTCGGGCCTTAACCACCCTACTGACCATTTCTGGCGGGGAAACCGCTTCGGATCTCCCTCTCATAGTTTCCTATGAGTTTAGACTGTCGATTCAAGACGGACAGATTTAGATCTGCCTCTCTTGCCAAGGGGCTCAGTCGTTGCTGGCGATGCGATACCATTTAAGGTTCTCATTTCTATCCAATATTTCTTCCTCATATCCGAAATTTCTTGCGTGATAGGACGAGAAATATGGCACACAGGGTTATTATCCATAAACTCTATTAAGAGTTGCGCTTGTTTACATTTTACTATTAAATGGGGCTCTATCATTTTCAATACTTCATATACATCTTTTTTTCTAAACACCGTCCATCGATGCATTGGTCTTTTGTGATGATATGATTTTTCTAGAGACACCCTTCCCTTACCAGTCATTTCAACAAGCAAATCTAATGGTTCACGTTCAATCATACCCACTCTTAAAGTTGGGTAGTAGGAAGGATACCTCCTATTATATTGCTCCATAAACGATTTATGTCGCGCTCCTACTAACATGATTGATCCTTCGCCATCTATAATCCCTGCTATATAGCCAAGCTTAATAGCTTTCTTAATCGCATCTTCCATCGGGTTTCCTTATATAATGTATTATCCATTGTGGATAGTATATCATACTTAGGGGTCCCCGTAATCACCCTCGGTTTTACTACGGCCAATTTAAGCCAAACCGTAAAATTGTATTTGCGCATCGATATCCACTGCTGTTAATTGCACTGCTGGCGGCGTTACGCCAGTATTACCTAATGGCACTAACGCCGTAGGTAGTGGATTATATCTACGCATTCTTAAAAAGCGTCCACCATTTCTCGGCATATTCTTTTTCATAGCCGGAATTTGGTGAATCATGTTCGGCACAGGAACAGACAGCAGCTTATGACTAAAGCTTTGCTGTACTGGAGCTGGCAGAACCGTTGTTGTTGTTATAGGCATAGAAATTCCTTAAGTATATTGATTACATACTTAAGCTGGACGAGACTTAGTACGGTCCATAGGCTGGCGAGGCTTAATACGGCCTGAGCTGGGCGATTGCTCGGTACGGCCCGTGAGTTGGCGACACTCTCCGAGTGGTTATCTCGGTACAGCCATCCTCAGTACAAGCCTGTTCAAAAAAAAATTCAAGTGTTAAGATAAGGGCGCTTCATTATACCTTTTTTAGGTATGCAGCTGTCTTCTCACCGGGGCAGCTGTTTTTTTTAGTCTCTTGGTTGCTTCATGTAATGTTGCATCTCTTTCCAGACCTGTTTCTTACGTTCGTCAGTCAAGCCTTCACCAAAAGCGGTAGCCTGAGAGACAGCAGAATCTCCCTTTTGTGGTGATAGACTTTGTAAAGGACGTGGCTTATTAGCATTCTCTTGAGCTCTATCCCGTTCTTCACCATACGTATCTTCTTGATAGATACCCATGGATTTTATAGCTTCATACGCTGCGGCTGCTTGGCTATACACATCAGGAACCTGGCCAATAGCAGCTGCAATAGTAGCATTCTTTTCTTTGAGCTTAGCTATAGTAGTCTCATTAACGACCTTCTCAAAGTCCGGATAGTTAGATTTGAGTCTATATTCGCTCGACATCCGATATATTTCTTGCTTTGTTTCATTGAGTTGCTGGTCAACATATCGCCGTTCAACTAACTCATCAGGATCATATTTTTCCTTTTTTCTCTCTTCTTCTATTTTGGCAAGTCGGGCTTGAAGATCTCTGTTTTCGAACTCGAGTTTCTCTTTGGCAGTTCTAAGATTACGGATACCCGGTGTATCTTCTCCTGGTGCTGCAACTGATGGTATAGGTTGTGTCGCCTCTTGTGATATTGCTCCGTCCGGGGTCGTTGGCACTTCTTGGGCATTAGTATTCTCCGTTACTTGATTGTCATCCATACTTATCCTTCCTTAACTATAGGTTCTTTATTCAATAAGGCAGCTTTCTTATCCAATTCACCGTCGTAGTAATCCAACACGAATCCCAAGAGCTCCTTCTCGTCAGGGGCTATCTCGAGCATATCTCGCTTGAATACCACACAGGTTTCCTGGTCTGGAACAACCCAGAGGAACTCAACAATCTCATTCGATCGATGATATTTATAGACTGTTTGATCAAATGTAGGTGTAGGGCATGAGAGACGCCCTAGAAAAAATGTTCTGTAAACGTTTGGCATAAGCCGTTCACGCTTGCGTAGAACGACCACATAGAAATCCCCATCAAATACAGGCTTATGATTGTCAACGCAGAGATGTACATCCTGTTCATATTCTTTGTGCATTTCTCGTTCATAAGCGATGGGACTTTCATTCTCTTTCTGGGGGTTGATTAATAGATCATAGGCGGCTTTTCCTACCGTGCCATTCTTTACCATACGACTCCTACTTAAGGTTATTTGCAGGACCGTAGCATGGTTCAAAAAAAATCCCCCATACCTACTGTAGGTAAAGGGGAAAAAGGTACGTTCATGAAGGCACCCGTACCTTAACATATCTCAACTTTTTACCACAAGGTACGCTTTTTATCTCAATAAAAAAGCCCCCGGGGAAGGCGAAGGCAATCACACACCACTGATGGTCATGAACGAAGGAAATAATATCTATTTTAAAATCTATAAGTGTTGGGCCTAACTCTATTTTCATTTACAAATAAGAGCTGATAAAAAGCATTAATAGAGGCGCCTCCTCCTCCCGTGCTTATAGCACACACTCTCATATTAGATTTAGGAGGCAACAGAAAAGGAATCGTAAAGTTTATATCAGGTACTACTTCTATTCCTTGGAATGAAAAAAGGGTGTTTTCTACCGCTCCTTCTTCCCTAAGACGAATGTCCACTACATACTGATCATTCTTTAAAGCACTCACATGCAAATTAAGGAGAAGCCCAAAAAAGCTAGCCGGAATAGTAAACTGGGTCTTCTGCGTCTGATTTCTCCCAATTTCTAGAGTACCATGTACTGAGGCAGCTGTTGAAGCCGTAATAGTTATGGTTCCTACATTCGCACCTTCTGTGCCTGCCGTTTCTCCAAAAGCTCGATATACACGTAAAAACTCTGTGGTCGTCGTAACCGGAGTGACGCCATCCATCGTTATAGTTTCTTTGATAATAGAATAATTATCATCAAGGCCATGAATGGTAAGCGTCTGTATGCCAGTCCCAGCGGAATCATCGTCACCACTGCTACTTACGATATCCATAGTTTCACCAGAAGTTAACAAAGCTTCGGTACCTCCCGTAAACCAGATATCTTCATAGGCTCCCGCACCTACAGATTCATTCTTTCCAAATTTTAATATAGTGTCGGTATAGGAGATAATGCCCATACATACAGACTGCTTATAGGGGATGTGAAGATCATCCAGAAGAGGGGGCGTTACACTATTGCTCATTTTTTAGGCTTTTGTTTTTTAGCCTCACTTATTGCTATTGCAATCGCTTGTTTGGGGTTAGTAACTTTGGGGCCTTTCTTAGAACCACTGCGTAACTTACCCTCTTTAAACTCGTTCATTACTAAGTCGATTTTCTTTTCTTTTTTCTTACTTTTTGCCATTCTTCTTCCCCTTCTTGAGCTGCGGATACTTTTTGAAAACTGCACTACGTATACCAGCAGGGTTAGGAGCATTATGGGCTAACTTCAAGGCTGATTTTCCTCGAGCAAGCGTATTAATAGGATAAGAACCTTTAGGTGATCCTCCAGACGTTCCAGCAAAGTCAGACTTCTTAACGTTCTTGTATTTGCCGACGTTGGAGCCACCCGGCTTCTTCTCAAGCTTCTTCTCTTCACCGCGCTTGATCTTCATACCTTTACCAATTTTGACCATCTTATGGTCTTTTTTCTTTGCGGCTTGCTTTTTGCTCATCTGTTCCACTGCCCCTCTTCTGTGATAAGTTGCTCAGAGATCTTACGCTGCTTCTTATTCTCTTTGCCTAGCTTATTTTCAGGCTCACCAATTAATTCAATTACAATCTTGTTAGCTTTCTTATTCCAACGTGGCATTGCAGGCATAGATCCCCCTTAAATGCAGCCGGCCTCCACCTGAGGGAAGAAACCGGCTATACAATATGTTCCTAGTATTTAGATTTACTTTCATGACGCTTCATTTGGTGCATGTCATCATACATTTGATTATCTATACCTGAAGACGTGTCATTAAGGTAGGGATCCAGTCCATATTGAAAGCGTGGATACTCTTTCATCATGACATTTTGAGGAAGATTAGCAAAAGAATAGTGATCTTCACTGATCATACCTGAATCTTTGTGATACATCATATCACTATTTTTGTACTTGCTATTGCCATTCTTTTTATGACTGTAATCGCCCATACGTTTCTTCATACCGCGAGATTCGTCCATGCGATCCCGTTTGGATTGGTGATACTTCTTTGCCATTTTGGCTCCTTCCCACAAGTGGGGTTGTAGAAATGTCCTCGAAAGGACAGGTTAATAATAAGTAACCTCTAACTACAGTGTGCTACGCGGCTCAGGCTGCTGGCCAGCTCCTCGCATCACTTGCATGTTCGTATCCTGTTGGTCACGCTGTTGTTGAGTCTTCTGTTCTTCATTCTTAACGATCATAGACAATGCAATAATCTTTTCAAGCTGTTGTAAATCTACGGTCTCTATCTCTTTCAATGCCTTGACTAGATGTAGTATTCCGAGCTCTCTATCTTTTACGGCTTCGGCTCTACGTTCATCAGCCAGTGCTTTATTTTCATCAATGCGGCTAAGACGCTCAATGCCCAAGCCTGTATCGGCTGTTGCCCGCGCTTCAGCCAACTTAGTTTGCGCTTGTAGATTGGCCATTTGCACTTGAGCTTCTTTTTCTTGTTGTTGTTGTTGCTGTTGTTGTTGAGCTTGGACCATTTCGATGATCTTTTTCTTATCTTGTATAGTTGCAGCCTCGAGTAGGGCTTCATCTGGTATAGGTACTCCTGCTTCACGCAATTGTAACATTTGGGCAAACTGCATCTGCTTCTGTGTACTGGTGTTTAAACCTTCCTCTACTACTGAATCATATTTACCAAATGCTTTGTCATAGAAGTTTTCAGCAGCTGGCTCCGCAATAATACGTTCTACTTTTCCTGGCGTGAAGTTGTTCTGTATCATCTTTATCATGATATTGCCTAGCAACTTCTGTGCATTATCTAATTGATCAAAGAGAATCTGTAAGGTAGTTAATCCTGCTCCTTGGCGAAGCATAGATAAAATGCCAGCCTTTTCGTCTGTCGCAGATCCCAATAACTCTTCATTAACGCCGGATATCTCTTGTATTTCCTTACCTAACAGTTCCGAAAGCTGAATCATTGATGGTGGAACTGCCGCAGGTTGAATCTTTTCTACATCAGCCATTGAGGCTTCTTCTTTGAGCGCTAAACCACGGCCCTGGCCTTCAAGATATACATGCTCAGGGTTAACCAGGGCATTTTCTTTAAATTTCCACCCTGAGTTAATTTGTGATTCTAGAATATCGAGCTCAATTACCCGTCTACGGTTATAGAGGAACTGTGCATCACGTAATCCGCGGACAATTCCTTGAATACGCAAGGGAAAGTAGGCTAACTGTGGATTATAGTATCCTAGCACCGGAACAAATGGATACACATCTATACCGCTTGGTTGTGGCCCATCATACATAACTTTACCCTGCACGACTATAGCCAGTTTGACCGTTGGAACTTCATGCTCAATGAGCGTGAGCTGTGGATACAGCTTAAGTAAACTTTTTAACCCCTCTGCATTCTGTGAGGTCCATTCTACCGACTTACTACTTTCTGTATCGACCACCATCTTGGCCATACGATAGTCACGATAGTAATATTCGTCATAAGCCAAGAGATTATAGACGCTGAAGTTGTAGGATTCGGGCATAAACTGGAACTTACCGTCACGTGAATCTATCCCCACTAACTGCATGATCTGATCTGTGTAATGCGGCAGTAGGGAGAGTGCTTCACGCTTCGTTACAAACGTTCGCTTCCATATACCATTACAATCTGAAAGATCTGGCTTACGGAAGAAGGGATCTATGAGAAAGCTGTTATAGCTACAGTTATCTACCCTAATATCTCCTGAAAGAGGGTCCGAACGGTAGTCCATCCAGACTTGTAATAGGTTCATACCCGTGACTAAAGCTCCATCAAAAGCAGAAGAGATCGTGTCCAGTACACCCGCCTGTGTATTTTGCCAAATAAGCACCTTGCTCAATTGATCTGCTGTATTGTCATCACCATTCTCGATGGGTATCACAACGGTAGATTTTCTGTTTCTACGCTGATGACCACCAATCATATTCTTAACGCGTCTAATGCGGTTAAAATTGAACTGTCTACGACGATTAAGGGGAAGGTTCCCATATATGTCTTGCCAGAGAGTTTGATCACCTGCTTCAAATCTGGTGTCAGTATCGGCTTCAGCCCAGAAACTTTCATTAATCGTAATAGATTGGGAGTAGAACGCCTGCATCTTACTTAGGATAGGGCGATCCTTTTCGTCATAATACTCCGGGCCGATTGAGGGGAAGAGAGGCATACACATTCCTTTGGGTAAGAGAAATCAGGTGTATACACACCCGTGTGATATGCGGGTGAGACTATGTTGGTTCAAAAATCAATACAAGTAATGAAAAAAAAAGAGGCGACTGGAAAGGTAACCAATCGCCCTGAAGCTTAAGACAACACCCTACAAAAGAATCGTAGATGTGTGCTACCGAGTATAGCATAATTTTTTTGTGCTTGCCGAGCTCGTAGATAAAAAGCATCGCTTGAAAAGCCAAAGGTGAGAGAAAATCGAACCTTGAACTCATAGATTTTTCTCTAGTTAACGTTCCAATTTTCTCCGTAGAGCAGATAATGCCACTACATCTGCATTAAGTTTCCCTTCCAGTTGCCTTAATGCACAGTATGTACAAGGATCTCTTGATCCACAATCTCCGTTCTCACATAACCAATGAATATCTTTTTTACATGATTCACATTTCATCTCTTTCCTATCTTACATGCATGGTAAATCGTCATAGGCCTTTGCGTGCTTCTTCTTCTCTTCTTCTTCTATTGCCGCGTCCATCGTCTTTTCAGTGTCTTTATCCATACTCTCTCTAAACTAAAAGGGGTGTCTGTCGGAATAGTAGCCTGGATCTTCACATACCATCATTTCAAACCATTTAATAAACTGAAGAAGTGCCAACATCGCACGTGGTACTTCAGCATGCTTTAATTCATCCAAAAAAAACCCCACATGATCGGTCGCCTCTGTCCTAAAGTGTTTCAGTTTGGTGTTCGCTATTTCATGTTTAAATGCCTCGATTATTACTTTATCTTTCTCCTCCAGCGCTGGCTTTTTATGTTCAATCCAGTATTCCACCCACGCCCCCATAGATTGATATTGAGGCGCTAGAACTTCTAACTCTCTCTTCGTATGTCTCTTCCACGCATCTATTTGAATTAGATTGTTTTCTAAATCTACTAGTGTTGGATTCATCTATTCTCCTAGTGGAAAAAGTGGTGGTATTTTTTTCCATATTCGCGCCTTACTTGTAGGAATACTCACTAAACAATACATTTGATGATCTCGTGTATTAACGTAGATCGCTCCTATTCGACGATGATACTTCTTCGTCAATCTCTTAAGCACCGTTTTAACTCTCATACTAACACCTCTTATTTAAAAAGCGTGTGGTTACATTCCCTCTGAAGGATAGATATTATCTGTCCCGCAATAGAATCCTCCAGATGAGAGAAACATTGTTTACAAAAAGGCGTATCACGCTTCTTCATCATGAAGTTAAAGTGCATTCCCATTTCCAAGAACATACGAAGGGCATTTCTACGCTCGCGAGGAATCTCGTCGGCCCTATCTATTATCTTTTTGATACGCTCAAAACGTTCTTTCATCTTGTATTCCTACCTAAAGAACGGTGGTAACTTGCCCTCTGTACCATACACGGCGCGGGCATATTGATTATCTAGCTCCTCTCTACTTACTCCATCTCTTGTCTTAGGTAATGACAATGCCAGATATCTCATCGCATCTGAATTGTGAACTATGGCTCCATTAGCTAGCGAAAAATGTCCTGCTTTGGGGACATTAATGCACCATACATCATGCTTCTCTTCTAGCCTTTCTACTTCTTCTACCATAAGAGGCTTTGCAGTTGGGGTGACAGAATCTTTGATTGTTGTTTTTACGTTGAAGCAAGAGTGTTGTTTTTCCACAAAACTCACAGGTTCCTTCAATTCTCTTGTGATGTTCCCATGGGCGAGAGGTTTGCGCATGTTTCTTGTGCCATTCTCTTCCATCGTCAGACCCGTGCCACTTAGCAGCTGCTGCTCTGGCTTTATCTGATATGCCGGGATTGAATGACTTTTTAAGTTTAAAATGTTCGGCAGCTGGCAAACAAATAAGGTTCTCACGTGCATTATTGAAGCGATCAGTGTCTCTATGGTGGATGTGAGTGTTTGTAGGAATTTCTCCATAAGCATCACACCATACATCTTTATGTAGCCGCTTCTTATAGCATTGCTGTAAGTACCGTTGCCCCCATAAGCGATAGGTGCAATTTCGGTAGGTTTGGGTTTCTCCATCAAGGACGACTGGATTGTCATACCGTGCTTGAGGTTCTCCGCAGATATCCATCCTTGTTCCGTCAAGAATAAATGATCCGGCGTACACTTCACTTTCACACCATCGGCAAACTTCACCTGAACTACGTTCGCATTCTTTCGAAAACTCTTGGCTCCGATACATTTTTCCCACCCATATAAGGTTTTAACTTCGTCATTGTCTTGAACCTCTATGATAGGACGAATTCCGGTACGCGTCAACATTTGGGTATCAGCGGTAAAACAATAGTGAGAAGCCCAATTGTGAAGTGGCCTATTGTTATAGACCTTTAACTTAACATCGTACTCTTGACGGTAATTCTCTAATGCCTTGATGAGATCAGAGCACTTCTCTTCATCTATCCATACCTTACTAAATAAGGAGCGTACTCCCTCTATTCCATCCATAATAGATAGATCTGGCAAGACTGAACGAGCTCTGCTCTGCTTATCGAGCCTATACTCAAACTTGATACCCAACTGTCTAGCTTTCTCTAAGCGGGATATACCTGAGCCCCACTCAGTCACTGCTATGTCATGAGGAGCGAAATGCTTACCCCAGGAGTAAGGTTTAGCCTTCAATACGTCAACATAGTGCTCTAAACCATGCTTATTGTTTTCATAACTATCTATTATGCGCACGGTTTGCCCACAGATCTGGTACATTAAAATACAAGTAGAATCACGGTGTCCGATGTCCCATGCAGAATGGACTTGTATACCGTTCTCCCACGGAACAACGCCAATCTTACCCTCAAGACGCATCCTAGCTAAGTATTTGCTGTAGTATGAGCCTTCTACACCAAGAGTAAATGAAGTATAATATTCTTGTTGTATTAAATCCTCACTCATAATTCCTTCAGCACGCTCTTTCTCTATCTCTGCAAGAGGAATATGCTTAGTTTCATCAAGGCTGAGCTTGTAACAGAACCAATCCGGTGACTGTTGAGCTATGTTATACAATTCCCAAAGATGGTTCTTGCCCCGTGGTGTAGATATAAAGAGCGCCCATCCTTCATTTGCGGTAAGTATGGGGCGTATATATTGATAAGCTCTAGGGTCTTGAAGGGCATATTCACTGAATACTACACCTTGAGGATTGGTACCCATAAGGCTATCGTAATTGTCTGACCCTACAATCTGGAAGAGACTACCATTCATGAACTTTATCTTCATTTCCTGACTGTTTTTAGACTCAATAAGCTCTTCAGGAATATAATCGAGTATCTTTTCACCCTCATTAGTAATCGAATCCCAAAGTATTTTCTTACCCTGTGAGTAGGTAGGAAATATGTAGTAGATGACGCAGATTTTCTTCAAAAGAGCACGTATACATAGGTTGAAGGCCGTAATATCCTTACCTGCACGCCGTGGCATGATAGCCAGTACACGTTTATAGCCTTTGTCCTCTATAGCCTCAATAATTGGGATCTGATAGTCACGTGGCTCAAACTTATTCAATGTTATCCGTCTCTCTGTGGTCATTTTAAGTTAATTTCTTAAGTAAAAGGCATATTTGGTAACGATAAAACATTCTTTTCATCCCCGATGCATTATCTTGCCCTTCTTCATCCCACCACTCTACCCAGCTCTCAGATTCTTCCTTACTGAAGCCATCCAACTCTTTAATTAATCTTTTGAGCTCTTTAAAATCTTCTGTGTCCTTATAGGCACTTACAGAATCATCCTCAAAGTTATCTCTAAAGTAATTAAATGGTACTCCTAACGGTAACCAAGCATAAAGGGAGGAGGCATCTGTATATTTCTGGTAGAAGCTTTCATATACCATCACCATCTCGTCACCTTCTTCCAGTTGTGGAGACCATCGTATTATTCCAATATCAATACCCGAAATGACAAAGATATACATCCCTTCAGGGGGTAGAAATTCACTGAACTTGATCCATTTCATTTTTCTCCTCCTTCTTCTTACACTTATGACAGGGGTAATTAGTCTTTTCAGTATCTACACCAGTGGTGAAAGTTTTCCTTGCATGGGGCCACAGCCAAACATCATCTTCAATTCCAGTAGGCTCCCTAGGGGTATATTTAGGCTCTTTCTCTGGAACTATATAGCATCCTTCTTTATGACAGGTATCCCTATAGCAATCACACGCCCCACACGTCATACAATGCCCTGAAGCTGAACCGGGATGACAACCGGTGTTATCTGATTCAGGCATCCATATCCCTTTCGTACTCCAGCAGATGCATGACTAACTTACTCACCAATGGTGATACCTTGATATGGTATTGTCTGAGTAAGTTAATGTGATTAGCGGACATATAAGCACCCGGGGCATCTTCAGGCATATTACCTATGGCCCGTTCCAACTCTTTACGCAGCTCCTTGTTAATTTCAAATATGGCATTCATGAGTTCATTACATCCATCATCACATTTAAAATATTTATGTATCTCTTTTCCTATGCTCATTAATGGTAGTATCTTCTTCTCTCTCTTAAGCGCCCTCTTATGGTTTTTGGCTGTACAGATCTTACATTGGGTACTTTTGCCTTGACGTAGCTTGCTGCCGGCTATTGCTCCTTCTTGCTCACAATCACACCGACATATATAGTGTTTTAAACGTGATGGGTACGCTGATCTTCGTATCACTTCCCATTTACCAAAGCGTCTCCCAATCATAGTATCAACTAAATACTTCTTCATAGGATGTTTTCTAAAGATTCGTACTGCTTGATGAAGTCTTCAATACTCTTACGCACTACGTGGAGCTTTCCTAAACCAAAGTTCTTTATTCTTAATAGCTCTTTATCAGATTTATATATTACGTCTTTTACATGGGTTATACCGGCATTACGCAGAGGCCGTAAAGCTCCCTGGTAATAGGTAAGATTGCATAAGGGTGTGTCTAATACACCTACGGGAACTTCTTCTTTACTGATAGTGAGCTGATCTACCCTCCCACTTGTAGTTATTATATCAGTATGACGAGGGCCTACTTCGTTACCGGCCTTTATATTTACCTCACGCATATGTGCTTCTATATACTTAATCTTGTCTCTAAGGGTATTAAACTCTGCACTCATCTCCTCTTTATAAGGTACAACCTCTTTATGTATTGAGCTCTCTATCTCTCTATCTATGAGAGAACATACCTGCTTTAATATTTGAAGCGTATTCATCCTTTATCCTTCCTACTATCTAACTATTCTTTTTCTCGTTTTACTCTTCCTCTTTTATATATGGCAATCCATGCTGTGCCGCTTCCAACTGTGAACAGTTCTCTGCTTCTGCAATGAGAGTATATCCATCTCCGCCACGTTCACAGCAATGACATAGGAAGATACCTTTTTCGGTATTCATCACAAAGGGCCAGAGTGTAGCCTTTCTGTTCTTGAACTTAGAAGCCTTACGTGCTCCACATAAAGGGCATGAACTGATAGTTAAGTCATCTTCTACTGTGAACACCCAATGCTGCGTCTTATCTCCATAGAAAGCCATCAGCACCTTATATATATCCAGCTTGGGCCAGATCTCCTTACCTCTATCCTCTTCCATCTTATCCCGTGTGTAGTCTTCAAACTCTTCTATGCTCATGCGCCTCCTTCTCCTAATACCCTGATAAGGTATTTATTAACCCGAATAGCCAATCTTAATCTTTCATCGTTCTCCATCCATGGGGCTATCTCTAGTATAGTTTCATCAAACTCTTCCCAATCATCCTTTGTCTTAGCAATCCACTTGTCCCGTAGATTATCTATTATCAAGTTCTCTTCAAGACTGGTAACAAAGAACTCAATCTCTAGATCAATCTGCTCTGACTTGGTAATGATGCGCTTCCAAAAACTAATTAGGCGCCCTGATTTTGTTTTATGCATCCCTTACCTATCCTTCTTCTTCACTACAGTAATAACGGGATTTTTTATATCCCTCATATAATCGTAAGCCTCATCCAACTCTTTATGTGCTGACTTCTTCTTAGACCCTTTAGGCTTCTTTAGGGTCTGCATAGCCTCTTTAATGAACGAACGGTCTTTCTTGCAGTGCTCAATATACTCATACACATCAGAGAAGCGCTGTGCAACAGCATCATCACGGTCACCTATCCGGCTATCGTGCTCCTTAAGGTGTGCGTTAATCTCTTCAAACTTCTTGTTCCACTCACGTTTAGCATAGTTAAGTTGCCCATTGTACATCTCAATACCTTCTGTCTGGCGCGACTTGCAGTCATCTTCAAGACGAGCCTTGATAGTATCTATATTCTTCCAGCTAGCTTTACACTCCGCTTTATCAGCCAAGATGTTAAGTCTATTGTCTGCTGACTCATTAACTACATTGTGAGTGTCAATCTTGCCACGCCTTACATCCTTTTCTATTGTGGATAGATTACGCCAGATCTCCTTAATGATTCGTCTCAACGTGAATATGCTAGCTATGTGACAGCACAGGGCCAGAGGCCATATAATATTATTGATCATCTCTCTCCTTCTTATCTACCTGATATCCACAAAATGGACAGAATTCAACTTGTACTCCGTATTCACCATTAACAGCAAGCTGTAAAGTTGAAGTGTCGTCACTATAACAACACCATTCACTCCAGGGTGGTGTTTCTGAAAATTTGTTACAGTCATGCATCTCACCTCCCTTCATTCTTCTCCTTCTCTATTTCTATCTTGTCCGGAACCAATCCACTAGACTGAAAGCGTGGCATCTCCACAACGGTAAGGGTGGGCTTTTGGGCTTCTGCTACCACCGTCTTCAAATGGGTGCGATACTCCTCTAAGCTTTTAAAATCGTCACTGTAATAAGGCAATACGAATCTAGTTAAGCTAGCGTCTGCTTGTTTTAGCCAGCCACGCTTAAATATGCGCCATCCAAGCTGATCTTTAGCCTCGTCCCAATAAGCTTTGAATTTAGGATACTTGGGCAAGTAATGATCTATCTGCCCCTTAGTGAGCCTATGCTTCCTCTTCCATGCTTGAAAATCCACCATGTGCTTATCTTCATCAATCATCATCAGTAGGTCACGTCCATAGGTTACTAACATGTCTTCAGTAATGGGCCAGTCTGCTCTATCCACGCAGTACATCGACAGTTGTGAATCTAATTCCTTTCTAGCCTGCTTTTTGGTAACTCTTTTAGGTGCTGTGCTATGTTGAGGGGTTTTCACCCGTTGGTGTTTGGGTGGCTTGAATCTAGGTGGTTGCGGCTCTTGTCTCGACGTAGCCTTGGGCGGAGCCTGGATGTTCGTTTGGGTCCCTGTACTTGTCGCTGACTTCATGAATATAGAACTCTGTCCGGGGGTGATCATGGTATACCTTTCGAGCAGTAATAATTGCTATTTGACAATCATCATTATAGATGACTTTTATCGCAATATCCTCCACAAATTTTATTAAATTGCTAAGATCGGCCTTATAATAGTGATACTGGAAACGTTTATTAGCCCTGGCTTTGGGTGAAAGCTTAGGCATTTTCATAAAAAAAGTTATATCAAGATGAACAGCTTTAGTTAGTATTGGGTCATCGCCATGTTGATTTTGAATATGGATAGAAGTAATTCTTTTTGTATTTTTTTGTGAGTCGAACATATGGCGGGCGCCGTAGCCAATTCTGGCTCTAGAAAGGGGTATTGGCTGACCCTCTATTTTATAAAACATACTTACTTCCCTCTTACTTTGCTTCCTACTTTGCTACCTACTGGATCATACCATATTGGTCAACAAAAGAAATATATATTAACTTATAATAAACTCTTGACATTGGTTAATATAACCTATATTATAGTTAATGAAGTTTAATACAATACCTACAAAGGAACAAAGATGACCAACAATAAGAAGAGGCTCGCCAAGATAAGAAGCGACTTGAAGCGGGGTTTTTATCTTCCTGAAAATCCACGTCACTGGATAGGGGACGATATGCATTTTCTATGCACATTGCCACAGAAGGAATGGGGCAGGAGCAAGCCAGCTGATTTAGTGAGAGGGATTTTGGTAGCGATGATAGAGAACATAGAAGTAGAGGGGGATGTTACGGCAACGGTTACGGAGGATGAAATATCTTACTACGTAAAGCTGGTTGATAAGACTCGTGAAATGACATTTGGTATAGGTAGTACTACAGGAGAAGTACGTGTAACCCCTCTTAACAAAGCAACAGCTACTACCTTAGCTCATTATTATAATATTCTGATGCAGATGACAACTAAGTTATCAGGGTTACTTAGACCAGGGACTATAGGCCCTACAGACCCGCTGATCACAAGAGTGACTAAAATAGAAGTAGGAGGATAGGCGATGTCATCAATTACAATAGGACAAATCAAGAAGAACCTATTGAAGTTCACGAGAATAGACCCCAACGGCCCTATTAAATCTACTCATCATGATGAACTCATGAAGATGGTCTCTGTCTTGGCCCTTCTATTAGATCTGAATGATGAGAAGCATGCAGAGTTGGTTGAGAAGGTGAAAGAGGTGTTAAGGCCATTTAAGGATGTGTTTCCCAAGCATAGAGAATATGCCCATAAGCAATGGGAACACAACATGAAGGTAGCAGATGATAACTTTGCACGCGTTGAATGGGAGCTGAGAGATGGCAATTAGTATCACCCAAAAATATGCGAACGCGAAGAAGGTGCTCCAAGGTTTAGAGCCAGGATTGAACTATAACGTTAAACAGCAAAAGGCATTAGGTTTTATGGTAACCATGTTAAGATCTTTGGACTCTTATAAAGATGAAAAGTTTCATGATAAAGCTATGGAAGCGTATAAACTCCTTCATTGGCATAAGGTCTACATTCATCAACAGCTAATATTACTGGCAATAAGCGGGGATGATACCACCGTTAACGGTGAAGATGTAATAGAGGAAACGAGACACGTTCTGCGTAAATATCATCTACTCATGCTGGATGCGGTAGAGGTGACCCATGATTGACGATAGATTTGGCTGTTGGACGCGCCAGCATAAAGAATGTTACTGCGGTGCTATGCAGGAGGCTCGTGCTGACTTTGAACCTCTTGATCAGGATGAGATGGATCTTTACAATCAGTGGAATCCTGACGATGAAGAAGCTGTTCAATGTATGCTTCGTAAGCAATCAGATTCTTAAAGCTCGGCTCCATCGGGTTAACATTTGGGTTAGTCTTGGGGTAGGCAAACAGATATAAGTCAAAGAGTTCTTTGTTGGTAAGATCGGGGATCTCACGATCGCAGATCTCCATCATCTGTGTTCTATACGGATTTTGGGGATCCCCGATTTTTTCCATGACCTTTATTCCTTTGGGGGTCAATTTATACTTCTCTACTCTCCAGAATTCTTCCTCTATTTTTTCACTACTAAATACGCGTGGCCCATCAGTGAAGGCTGAAGGTAATGAAGGGGGTGAGTTTGAGTCTATGGCCTTCAGTTTGCATACATCATAGAAACGACGCCAACGGGGCTTCATATCTATATCTGCTTCTCTGGTATGCATCAAGCAAGAATCAAAGAACTTATCATACGATGGAAATATGGTCTGTGTTTTAAAGTAGTTATACGTTGAGTAGATTACACCTTCTGGAATGACAGATAGTTTCATCTTGCCAAAGGGAGTCATGTTCAGCTCTTTGTAATCATCTAGGCGTGCGAAGTAGCTATACTTACCATTTGTAATAAAGCGCTCTCGTAAGGCTCCGGGTTTAGGGTAATCTTCGGGTACGTTGGCTCCATGTGGCTCTTTTTGCATCATCTTCTCTCTTTTTTAAGTGTTGATTTAGCAATCGCAACACATATTCATTTTCACCCTCTACATCTTCTTGGCAAGTGACCTTCCGCCAAGGTGGTGCGTTCCATGGCTTTATTGGTGCAGATACGAATGCTTCAGGTCGTTCTGCTTTACTTGGTGGCTCTGGTAATCTCTCTGGTTGTGCATGTAATAGAATCACCTCTGGTAGTGCTTGTGAATCAATGGATTCACTTCCTACTTGAACATCTTCATACACTTCTTCCCAATCAACAACCTGGTCCGACGAAGCTTCAGCGTAGACTGACTCTTCCAAAAACGGTACCTCATCCTCTGGCATCTCTCTCTCTCCTAAATAAACCGATGGATTGTTATCGAAACTCTCATTGGTGGCCTTAATAGGTGCTGGCTCAGGAACGAACTCGTATTCACCCGACCTCTTTATGGAACTTATATTAGCGGCCGTAGCCGTACGGAGCTTGCGAGGGTAGACGTTGAGGACCTTGGCTACACCTGCGGTAGCGTAGTGTGTGTATTTGTCTCTCGGATCAATAGGGACATTTGGTGTTTTCCAGCGCAATTTCTCACCCCAACTTCCAATTAAGGGGGTCTCGGGAACGCCTCGACCTACAACGCTACACTTCACCGGGGTTTCGCCCCCGGATTGTTGCGCTTTCAATACATTACAAGACTTGGAATTTCTAAGAGGTGTTAAGTTTTTATTATAGGTAACATGCGTTGCTAAATCAGATCTACAGAAGCTTGGCAAACTTTTCAGTGCAGCCCCGTCAGCTGATATTATGAAAGAAATGGCTCCTACTTTCAAGAAGGGAAATAACCCGGCTAGGGTGAACTGTATTATAGGGTTATTAAAGATGGGATTAAGTAGCAACGCTACAGAACGCCCTACACCCCTATACCACTTACGTATAATACCTAGATCTGCTAACTCTTTGCTAATGCGACATACTGATTTTTTATGACAGTCCATAAGGCTAGCCAGCCACTTAGTGCTAGCGAAACAGAAGAGTCCACGTGAAGCCATGAACAAAATGTGCTCCATCAACTGAGGGGTTAACTCCTTTCCTACACCTACCTTAGAATCGATGTAGTTATAGAGCCATTGAGGATCCACTCCAGCTTGAGCTAATCTCCAAAAAGCTCTTGATCTACGCATCAATCTGTTGTAAGACGAATTTGCATTACTATGTTGATTTTGTTGAACTTTTAGTTTATCTTTAACCATACGAACCCCCTGTTATATTGTTTCTCAATGTAACTTCCGGTGCGAACCTTGGGGTAAGTAGGAAAAAATATTCTTGCTGTGGTAGGCATAAAATTTTTAGGGCTCTCTGAAACATGGGGGCCTCTTTTTTAGCTATTCAAAAAACATCCAGGACCTTCCCGGACGTCATTTATTCTATCAAAACTTTTCAGAAACGGAAGCTCATCCCCAAAACAGATAGGCACATGCCGATATTATTAATGTGGGGACAACCGCCATAGCGAGCGACAATCCAATCAATGCATAAGCCAGCAAGATAATGCATACCCCCTGCTTGAGATAATACCAAAAATTACTTTCGCTCATCAGTACCACACTTGTATATACCCTGGATTTTCAACCATTAAATGCCTCTATCGTCCCTGAATTTCGACCATAACTTACGCAAATGCAGGATAAGAGCACTTATATATTGTCGGATATTCATTACGATCCAACCATGCTAAGAGTATTATCTATGGTATAGAGAGCTTTTTCAATCGCAGAGAGACTCTGTAGAAGATACTTTTGGTCCTCATTTGTAGATTCCAGAGCCTCGGCAATGCGCTCTAATGTTTTATGAAGACAGACCTGCCTAGCTCCATCGCCCGTCCCGTCTAGACCCTGGTCCTTTGTACAGCAACATTCGTGATTATCCATTAGTTTCCTTTATAGTGGCAGCCTTAACGCTGCTTTTAAGGGGGGTTGGCGGAATTCGAATCCGCGCCCTCTTGCGTGATAAGCAAGCACTCTTCCTCACTGAGCTACAACCCCGTTCTCTTTTTTTAAATACTCCTGGATCTTCTTCATTGTTTTGGGCTTTATATCAATTCCCTTAACTACAAAGCGATGTAAGGTAACCCAATCTACCCCAACTTCTCGTGCCATCTCCGTATTAGTTAAACACCTGTCTAGCCTTATCTTCACTAAAGCATTACGCTGTGCATCTACTTTCTGTTTGAGCAGCGCCTCAAAATTTAAGTCATTAGTATCCACACCATACCCTCGTAATTACACTGTTATTAAGGATTACAAATCTACATTATATTCTTACCTTCGTCAACCCTTGACATATATATTGTATATGTTATGGTTAATAGTATAAGTTAAACCATTACCACAAGGGAATACTATGAATATCCAACCCATCTTACTGCTTAGCCTCAGCCTCTGCATAGTCTCCATGACTATATATCTTTGGACCTGGCACGAGAGACTCAATGTATTAAACGCTAGATTCGACCTCTTAAGGGAGCGTGTTTTAGCCAACGAGGACTCCATATATGGGATACGTAGCGTTGTAATAAGCTCATTGGATGCAGATATATATCAACTCAAAAAAGAGATAGAAGATTTAAAGCGTAAACACGAAAAGTGTCTTAAGCATGGTGGTGATTCCAGTGGTAATGGACACACTGCTTCGGTAGAGGGGGTCTTAGAAGCCCCCTCTACTAACAAACAAGTTTGTAACTTAAAAGGAAACATGTGAGTAAAGATAAAAGAAGGCCCGTAAAGATAGCGATGCACAAAGCTCGCAAAGAGATGGAAATTAAAAGCTCGGGAAAGAACACTCACCAAAAGTATGAGTACGCTACCATTAATGATATCTATAATGGAGTTATAGATCCTTTAGACAAGCAGGGATGTATGGTGAGTCATGAACGATTCGTTCAGGATGGCATGCAATGTATGCGAACTACAATTGAACATCTTGAAAGTGGGGACTCTATAGTAGATGAATGTTTTGTGGTGAGCGAGAAGCCTGGTAACCAAGGACTCGGTATAGCCACTACCTATATGAAGAAAGATGCTATCCGTTGCCTGCTGGCTCTTCCTTCAAAGGACGATGACGGTCAAGGGGAGCAGGATCATATTAAGGAACAGAGCGGAAAACCTGCTTCAATGTATAGCATTGAACGTCTTCAAGAGCTCATCAAGCAGACCAGCAATCCAAGCCGGATATTACAACAAGTGTACGAACATAATGATGTAACCGATCTCAACGACCTGGCTGACCAGAAATGCCAATACGCAATCCAGTATCTTGAAAAAATATTAAAGCTCAAAAAATAACTAAGCCTGAATGCGTAAATCCACCCCGGGAGCCTCATGGCTCCGGAGGTGGAAAAAAGGAGAGTAGTGATGAATAATCAAACCAGCACTATTTCTTCAACGTTATCTAATTCCAGAATGGGAACACAATACTTCTCCCCATCCGTTCCAGACTCGTCTGTTCCTCTTTGGCAATAGTCAACGGAAATATCTATATCTATTTTTTCACGACCCTGCTTTTTGAGCAAGTTCCACGGTCTACATCCCATCAATATTGCAACTAGGATTAAAGCGAATGTCGCTAACATCATAGACAAATCATATCTGTTCATGTTCTTCTTCCTTCTTAAAAACAGCTTCTAATTTGGGTCCTACGAAACGTTTTTCATCTTCGGATAGTTCTTGTTCAGCCAGTCTATCTCCGAGCCATATGCGTCGTTTTCGGTTGTGTGTGTAGAACCTGTCATTATCTTCACACCACCAATCTCCAATGGCTGCTTTGGCATCCATAAACATTAAAGTGTTAGGGGGTGGTAAGATCATGTCGTTGTTCCATATCAAGATATGGGTTACCAACCGTGTGTCATTATCTACCACAATATGACGCACTACTATTCCGTAGAGATTTCTGGTACCAGGTTGTCTACTTGCGTAAGATCAGGAAGATATTTGCATTGATACTTTCTTTCCGCATGAGCATAAATCTTCTGCAATCGATCCTCCACCTTGCGCTCCTTTTCAGCACCATCAAGATCCTTCTCTCCACACTTGCCGCGTTCATCACGGAATCGACGCTTCATGTTTGGAGTATAAAAGCAGTTATTCTCCTGGTCCCAGTAGTCCCCAATCACTCCTTCACAGTCATGGACTACATAGTGGTCGTGAGGAGGTAACCATGCGGCTCCTTCCCAGACAATAACGTTGCGTACTAAACCTGTCTTAGGATCTATTATGGCATGATTATTTTTCATATTACGCTCCTAAAAATTCTATTACAATAACTTGGCCGCGAGCCCCATCACCACCAGCGCCGGATAGATTACCATTCACCACACCACCTCCACCGCCGCCAGCGCCGGCGGGAATACCGCCGTCTCCACCAGCTCCCGGATTGGTAGCATGGCCTCCTCCACCGCCACCTCCGATACCAGCTAAATGATAAGGCATTGTTTCGGTACCAGCATCATTTCCGTCACCCCCAGCTACTCCTGTAGCCCCTCCGGTACCGGCTGTTCCAAAGGTATAAATCCCGGGTGGATTTATGAGGGATCCTTCTCGTGAATCAGCACCTGAAAATCCAGTTCCATCAAACATGCCACCGCCACCACCACCGGGCCCACAAAATACAAATGTGTTGCCTACTTGAGGGCGACTTCCGGTCGTGACACCACCTCTTCCTCCCGATTGAGTCGTTCCGCCATTCACAAAGCCTTGCGTATTGTGATATTGAGACAATCCTGATATACCTCCTGATGGAGCCGACGTGCTTATTCCTCCTCCTTGCCCTCCTCCAGATAAACCAGAAGTAGTGTTAATACCTCCCGGAATAGGAAAGGTAGTTCCAAACGTACTTATATTAAAATTAGTGCCGGCATTTCCACTGCTATTATCACTAGCTTGTGCAGCTCCTCCTGCTGCGAGTGCAGCAATAGTAACCGTTTCGGTAGCGCCAATCAGAGAAGCTGGAATGGAATAGACAGTAGGACCACCACTTCCTCCTCCTGCACCTCCATTGCCACGAGTGGCGCCGCGTCCGCCTGAACCACCACCAGCACCACTACTGAAAATATAAAAGATGACAAATCTGGCATTAGCATTCTGTGTCCATGTCCCAGAAGCATTAAAGGTGGTAACAACAGTATCACCCGTAGCAGCTCCTGTAGCCGTAATCGTAATCGAACCGGCTGCATTTGCTATCCCGATACCCACTCCCGCAGTTAATTGTGCAACGGCTGGCGCAACACCGGTCGATCCAATGATGAGATCACCGTCAGTCATAGTACCGATATCAGAAAGAGAACCCGTCGCATTACCCATTTGAGGATTAAAGTTTGCTGTTCCTGAGACAACTACTGTAACGGTATTCCCTGCACCAGACGTGCTAATATTTGCACCCCCAACCACGTTCAGGATACCCGCAGCTATAGTTGCCGTACCGGCATCCGTCACTACGTCTACTGCAGTTGCTGCATTTTCTAGATTTAACGTGTTAGCTCCAGGAGTAAATATAATTGTGCCGCCTGTAGAGGTCATAGTCGCAAAAAGTGGTGCGGCCGCTGTGGCACCAATGATGACCTGGCCATCTAGACCCACAGGTACAGAGGTTAAACTTCCTCCAGCATTACCTCTTTGAACTGCAAAATCTGTTGTGCCCGTAAGATCAGCCGTAACTCTGTTACCTACACCTGTGGTGGTTATATTATTGCCACCAAAAACTTCGAGAACCCCTGCTACCGGGACTACGGGACCACCTACATCAGTATCAATTTGAACTGCTACACTTCCGGCCGCGCTAATAGTAACTGTATTTCCGGCTCCTGCGGTAGCCACTCCTGCACCACCCAATACTTGTAGAATGTCAGCAGCAGGGATTGCACTTCCTGCATCTGTATCGAATTGCGTAGCTACGGTACCATCAGAGGTCAATGTCAAACTTGACGCTCCCGGGTTACCAGTAAAGACAAAATGGTCTCCGCCTTGAATATTTATGTTATTAGCTGTGGGCGGAACAGCGCCACCTACATCTCCAGTAAGTGTATTAATTGCACCAACGCCGGCGGTAAATTCGCGCCAAGTACCGATAAGGTTGGATTTATCTACCAACATAAAAACTTGATTTGTTACCATTACCAGCCACACGGTGCCAATGTTAAAACCGTCGTAATCGGTGGTTGTAGGAACGCGAGATTCACGCACAAACTGTGCAGGCATAGAAGGCTCTACACCCATATAAGCTAAAGGATCTAGTCCTGTACGCCTCTTTACCATGTCTTCGTCCTCCGGACTTCTTCAGGCTTTGCCATTGACTCTCCTAACAAACGAAGTTTTTAAGGGACTACAATTTCAGCTGGTACATTTTCTAGATCACGAGCTTTACGATCTTTATAATCTGATTGGCTGAATATCAGCTGAGCAAATGCATCATCATCTAATGGAATTGATTCAACGCGTCCTTTGAGCTTGGGCATCCACTGATTGCGCAATTTCTTCATGCATTGTTCATACTTGTGCATGAGAACCCACTCAAGGCGCCTCTTTAAATCTTGATCCAACACATCCAACGATATGTCATTACAAATAACTTGTTTTTTAACGTCACTCAATGTGTATAGTTCTTGATCATTTACTGAAATTTTCATTCTTTTTCCTAACTTGCTAAATATCCTGAAAAATTTGTGAATAGTGTAGTTGCTCCTCCCACTACATCTGCCACCAACGCACCACCTACTAACGCAACAGTTACGGTTGATGTATCGGCCGCGTCCATATCAGCTAATACGCTTAAACTAAATTGATATGCAGCTGACGTACCATCTAACACATTTCCTACATCCAATTGGCCAGTTCTGTAACTATCATTAGAGGTAGCTATGATAATGTTACCAGTCGTCATCGCGGTTGTTATCCCATTCACATTAACGGTAGCGTTCAGCTGATATCTTCCTGTAACAGGAGCTGTAAAAGTATCAGCAGCAAAATCACCTCCTTGGTCAAAAACTTCAGTATCGAAATCCACGGTAAAGGTGGTTGCATCACCGGTAACGTTGGCATCAGTAACAGAGTTATAGGCTAGGAAGGCTGGGTTCTCCGGCATAACAAGTTCTACTTGAGAACCCAACTGACCGGCTGAATCGATGATGACCATGCCATCATTGGTAACTGCAACATCAACAATGCCTGCTATAAATGTAGTATCTTGCTGTGCAGCTCCTGTACCCTGAGTACCAATACGAAGAATATTATTGTCGCCTACAACCCCTGCATGCCCGATACATATGTTGTCTGAATCAGAAGTGGTTAAAGCACCTCCAGCTCCAGTTCCGAGAGCTGTATTAGAATCTCCGGTAACAACCAAAGCTAAAGTACCTTGACCTATAGCAGTATTTAGCCCTGCTCCAGTAGTTGCAACCGTAAGAGTATTTTGACCTACAGCGGTATTTGCTAATTGTGTTAATTGGGCAATACACGAATTAAATCCTATCGCTACATTCCCTCTAGAATCAGTAGCAGCTGTCATAGCATTTCTGCCAAGTACCACATTATTTCTACAGTTAGTAGCCATAGCAGTGAGCGCATCCTGACCTGCTACAACATTGAATTCACATCCTGCTACCGTAAACGTCGCATTACCAGCTCCAGATCCCAAAAATACATTGTCAGTACCACGAGCGTGCATAAAACGAGTACCACCTAGGGTGATAGCTCCTTCATCAATGGCCGTATTTGTTACAGGCATTACAAGAAGACCAGAGGTGGCTTCTAAATCACCAGCCGTAGCTACTACATCGCCCGCATCTGCGGTTATATCTCCCGTTGTAGCAGTTAAACCGGTTCCGGCAGTCATAGATCCTGAGATGCTTACGGTATTATCTAAATTAAAGGTAACTGTTGATCCAGCTCCCGTAGACCCGAGGTTGCTACCTCCAGCCATGGTGATTATACCCGCAGCAGGTACTGCACTTCCTGCATCTGTACTAAAGGTATCGGTCGTGAATGCACCACCAGCAGTGGAGCCCATTTGGCCCGTGTTATCAATAATAACAAGTTGTTGGCCTGGATTAACTGGAGTAACACTGTGTATCCCAGCGATAAAGGTAGTATCTTGTTGACCTGCGCCCGCTCCTTGTGTGCCAAGACGCATCGTATTATTATCTCCGACTGTTCCGTCATTAGAAATGCATACATTGCTCGAGTCAGCAAGAGTTAAAAGGCTGCCTGAACCGGTACCTAAAAAAGTGTTGTCAGCTCCGGTAATTAAATTAGTTCCCGAAGAAGCTCCAATCGCACAATTATTATCTCCAGTAATGAGAGAATCCAATGCGTTGGGTCCTACCGCTGTAGTAGCTTGACAGGTAGTTGAACTGAACATGGCTACATGTCCAATTGCTATATTACCACGTGCATTAGTCGTTAATGCGGGCAGCGCATTAAATCCCAAAGCAACATTGTTTGCTGAAGTAACTATGTTGTGAGAGGTGTTACCCGCACCAATTCCTAAAAACACATTATTGACACCAAAATTGTGCAAGAATCGATTAGTACTAACAAATAACGCTCCCTGTGTAAGACCTACATTGGGAGTGGGTATAACTAAATTTCCCGCAACTACTTGAGCGTCCCCCGTATCAAATAACGTGTCGCCTGTTCCGTGGGGCCGTAGGGTAACATCCCCATTAGCTCCCGGTGCAAACGTAAGATTTGCTGTAGCGCCAGCAGGCATCACATCAGCAGATACCGACGTGTTCATAGCAAATACGTTAGTGGCGTTGTCTCCTCCTGCTGCAAATGAAGCATCTGTGGAATCTTCTACATAGAGATAGACATCTCCGTTACCATTCGACCTTAATCTTAATTTTTCTGCCATTGCCTACCCCTAGTTATCAAAAGTTACACGTACAAATGCACGCCAATTATAGGTGGTAGCTGCTACACCAGTTACCAATACCTGGATATCATTTCCCGTTGCATTGAAATCTACATCTGGCATTCCAGCCGTATCTTCGAGGATGTTTCCATGTGGACCACCTGCACAAGCAGCACCACCAGCAGCTGCTCTTCGGATAGTAGATGAGAATCCTCCTCCAATAGCTGAACTATAGTCAGCCTCGGCTGCAATAATCCTTACTTCCATATATGCGGCTTCTGAAGCTGCTAATGTTTGTGTGAAAATAACTGTGGGCGTGGCATCGGTAGTAGTAACAGTAGCTTCTGTTCCTAATGAATTAATAGTGAGAGTTGAAGTGCCTGGAGTACCTGCAACGGTTATGCCCGAGCCTCCTACAATGTTTATATTATTGGCGGTAGGACCAACAGCACCACCGGTATCTCCTGTTAAGAAAAGAACAACCGCTGTGCCTCCAGCTACATTTAAAATTCCTGATTGGCTCATGATCTACCTCAGTTCGTTGAAGCAAAATAGACACTGAAATAGACATTTCCACTTGTCGGAGCACCTACTTCTTGCCTAACAAATAGCCGATCACCTTGTGACAAAAAGAGTCCTTGGCCTCTATTACTTTTATTGGCACCAGCATCAAACAACACGAAGCTATTTGAGGCTACAAACTCATGATCATTTACTCCGTCGTAGGAGATGATCAAATTGGCGTCGGTATCATTGGAAATCTTGTAAGAACTAATGGGATTAGCTAGAACAGCTCCTACAGCTGCGAACGTCCCACTGATCCCACCAAAAGCAAGCGACCTGAGTGTTTCGGGACGCCATCGTATAGCTAACGAATATGTACTCATTGTTACCTTCCGGGCATAAATTTAAACAGGTTTAACCTGAAAACAGACAGCTTCGCTGGCTTAGCATGCTTGAAGTGGGCCCACGCGGACCCATTAATTAATTAGCTGCTTGAACGGCATCCTGTACGGCGGCTTCTTCAGCTTTTTCTTCTTCATCGCGCGCCATCTTCTCAACATTCTTATTGGATATTTCAATCACTTTTTTCAGGCAATCAAACAGCACATCATATGCTTCACCAACTGGAGCATTTGCTGCCATAGTAAACGTATATAAACGGCCTTCTACTTCCTTACTAAACTGAACAGCACTCTTTAATTCCATATATCTACTCCTCACCCCATTCGGGGGTATATGATTAATAAATTCACCCACACTATAGCCCTCCTCAATTTTTAATGAGAAGGGCTAGTTAAATTAATTGTTAAGCGAATCTCCAGAATGAAATAAGGACGTCCCCGTTGAGAGCGGCAGCACCATTGTTTTGGGTCATGACTTGAAAGCTACCAGCTGCTGGAAGGACCCGTTCGATAGTCATACGAGCATCATTCCCCCCAACATTACTCACCGATACGAAGATTGCTGAAGTTGCAGCTACCGTGCTATTAGTAATCGTGAAGGTTGCTTGAGCCCCTGCACCGGTTGTTTGACCCGTGAAGGTAGCTACCCCGAGATTGGCATTAATAGTTACGGCGGCACCAGCGAAAGTTCCTGTAGCTGGAGTCATACTCATTGCACCAGCGGCGGCAAAATCAATTCCGCCTGTTCCAGCTACCAGATCTATACCACCGGCTGCATCAGAAGCTGTTATTTGAACCGCATCTCCGACGGCTTCTCCACCATCTACGATCATTGATCCCAGAGTAGAGGAAAGGGTGACATCAAAGGCACCAGTCGCAGTGAAGTTAGAGGCTGCTGCTGCGTCAATAGAAACAGCACCCGTGGAATCTATGGCTATCCCCCCGGTTCCAGAATCCACATCTATCCCACCTGCGGCATTGGATGCGGT